GAGAACATAGACATCGCAAAAGGAAAGTACGCTTACACGACATCCTTTAGAAAAATGACACGTCAAGAAAGAAGAAAACACGCACTTAAAAAAACTAACTGATGGCTGAAAAGAAAGTAATTGAAATTGACGTAAACACGAAAGATGCCGTTAAAGCAATGGAGAATCTCTCCAAAGCTACTCACGATGTTAGTAAATCATTTGAAGAAGTCTATGGTGACCTACAACCGCTAACAACTCGTATGGGTGAAGCTGAGGACAGGTTGTATGAATTAGCGAACGCAGGAAAGACTACAACACAAGAATACAAGGACTTATTAAAGACCGTAGGGGATTATCGAAAAGTTCAGATTCAAACAGACTTAGCGGTTGATTCTGCTGCCACTACAATGAGTCAAAAACTTGGAGGTGCGTTAGGGGGCGTAACTGCAGGTTTTAGTGTTGCTCAAGGATTTATGGGTGCGTTTGGTGCTGAATCTGAAGATGTAGAAAAAGCATTATTAAAAGTTCAATCTGCAATGGCTATTGCTCAGGGAGTTCAATCATTTAAGGAAGCAATTCCTATGATGAATGGATTAAAGACTGCAGCGGTAACTGCCTTTACAAGTATGACAACTGCAGGTAAAGCATTTGCAGTTACAGGTATTGGCTTATTACTTACTGGACTTGCTCTTGCAGCAAATGCAATGGGTGCTTTTGGAGATTCAACAGAAGAAGTAGAAAAGAAACAAAAGAAATTAGAAAAACAATTAAAAGCAACTAATGACGAAATTGCTCAAACTAAAAAATCAACTTCTGATTATGTTGATATTTTAGATGGACAAACACAACGTGAATTAAACAACGCAAAAAAACGAGGTGCATCAGACAAGGAATTATCAAACATTACTTTAAGTGGTGCGAAAAAACGATTAGCTGTTTTAGAAGAAGAAGTAGATACAGCAATGAAGTTGTATTTAAAATATTCATCAACAGGAAGCCAAAAACAATATGATGCCGCAGCGGATGCTCTAAGTCAAGCACAAGCTCAACGTGATGCCTTAGCAACCGAACTTGAGGGGATGGATGCCGATGCTAAAGCAACAGCAATTCAAAATAGCAAGGATAGAGCAAAAGAAGCAAGAGAACAAGCAGCAGCAACAGCAAAGGCAAAACAAGAAGTAATAGACAAGGCAGATGCTGACGCTAAACGTCTAGAATTAGAAAGACAACAGGAGTTTGATAATTCAATTCAAGACATAGCAGAGCAAAATTATCTCAATACTTTAAACGACCAACAAAAAGAAGAATTAGCAGTACAAGATAAATATTTTAATCTTGAAACATTGGCTACAGGAAATGCAGAAGCTTTAAAGGAAATAGAACTGGCTAAAATGAATGAGTTGAATGACATCAACTTAAAATATCAAGACCTAGACTATAAGCAAAAAGAAGAAGCAAGATTAAAATTAGCAGAAGCAACTAAAAAAGCAACAGATAAAGAAATTGCAGAAGCAAAAGCAGTAGCAGAACAAAAGGCTGCTATTCAAATGCAAGGACTAGACACTGCTTTACAAGGAGTTCAGTTGATTAAAGGTTTATTTGAAAAACAAAAAGGAGTTCAGAAAGCAGCCGTAATTGCAGAATCGGCTATTGGTATTGCTAAAATGATTATCGCAAATAAATTAGCAAACGTTGCAGCACTAGCAACACCACAAGCAGTAGCAAGTAGTGGAGTAGCAGCAGCACCTGTAATAGCAATGAATAATATTTCTACTGGAATAGGTATCGCAGCCAATATCGCAGCAACTGCAAAAGCACTAAGAACACTAGGCGGTGGAAGTCCACCAAGTTCTCCAAGCAATTTAGGTGGAGGTGGTGCAGGAGCAGGTGGAGTTATGTCGCCGAACTTTAACGTAGTTGGAAACTCAGGATTGAATCAACTTGGACAACTTCAACAAAAACCAACAAAGGCTTATGTGGTTTCTGGAGATATGACAACTGCACAAGCACTAGATCGCAACAGGATTGAAAATGCAACATTAGTACAATAAAATCGTTAGAAAGTTATGAAAATTGTAGAATTAGTAATTGATGAAAAGGACTCACTTAGTGGAATTGACGCAGTTTCTGTAGTTCATTCTCCTGCTATTGAAGAGAACTTTATCGCCTTAGCAAAACACGAAATAGAGCTAAAAGAAGTAGACGCTGAGAAAAAGATAATTATGGGTGCTGCATTAGTTCCTAATAAGCAAATCTACCGAGTTAATCCTAAGACAAAAGAAGAATACTATATTTACTTTTCTGAGGACACAGTTCGTCAAGCATCAGAGCTATTCTTAATGAACTCAAACCAAAACAACGCTACCTACGAACACGACAAGAAACTGAAAGGAATGTCAGTAGTAGAAAGTTGGATCATTGATGATAGTAAATCGGATAAATCCCGATTTTATGGCTTTGATTTGCCAAAAGGAACTTGGATGATTTCAATGAAGGTAAATAACGAGCAAGTTTGGAACGATGTCAAAGAAGGTAAGGTCAAAGGATTCAGCATTGAAGGTTACTTCGCTGACAAGTTAGAAATGTCTATGATGTCAGAGGATGATGTCTTACTAGAAAAAATCAAACAAATAATTATACAAGATGAGCAAATTTAAAACACCAAGTTACTCTAGCCCTAAAGGTGGACGAAGAGGATGTCTATGTGAAAACGGAAAATACTCAGTTAAATGTTGCGATGGAAGTTTACAGGCACAAGGCATAGGAGTGATACAAGGCATTGATTCAGTTACCATAACTGAGAATGCAGGAGTAAGAACTACAGTTCGTCAGAACGGATAAAAATACAACAAAAATATAATAATAATCGTTCTAAAAATAAAAGACAAAAATGAAAAATAGCACAATTAACAAAATCAAGTCACTTTTAGGAATGGAAGTGAAATTAGAGCAAATGAAATTAGCTGATGGAACTACGGTTTTAGAAGCAGACGCATTTGAAATGGATAATGAAGTATTCATCGTAACAGAAGACGAGCAAAAAATTCCTTTACCGATTGGTGAGTACGAATTAGAAAATGGAATGATTCTAGTTGTTGCAGTAGAAGGAATTATTGCAGAGATCAAAGAAGCAGTAGTTGAAGAAGTTGCTCCTGAAGCAGAAGCTCCAAAGGTAGAAGTGGAAGTAGAAGCTGCATCTGCACCGACTGCAAAGAAAACTATCGAATCAATCGTTAAAGAAACTTTCTTCTCAGAAATCGAAGCATTAAAAACAGAAAATAATGAATTGAAAGCTAAATTGGAATTGCTTTCTAAAGTTGACGAAGTTACAGAAGAGGTAACCGAACTTGCAGAAGAGCCTAAGCCTATTAGCTTTAATCCTGAAAATACGAATGTAGTAGAGCCTTTCCGTTTTGAGAAAAACAGAAGTCGTTCAACTATCGATTCAATCTTTGAAAAATTAAACAAATAATATTAACTAATTAAAATTTAAAAAAATGAGTTTACAAAAAACAAATCTTGCCACGACAACCTCGATTACGACTACATATGCGGGCGAGTTTGCGGGTCGTTACATCGCTGCTGCGTTGTTATCTGCACCAACATTAGACAAAGGTGGAATCACTATCGTTCCTAATGTGAAATTTAAACAAGTAATCAAAAGAGTTGCAACTGACGGAATCGTTAAAGATGCTACTTGTGATTTTGATCCTACATCTACAATCACTTTAACTGAGAAAGTTCTTCAACCTGAGGAGTTCCAAGTTAACTTACAATTGTGTAAAAAAGACTTCGTATCTGATTGGGAAGCAATTTCTATGGGTTACTCAGCATTCGAAGTAATGCCGAAAAACTTTACAGACTTTTTATTGGCACACGCTGCTGAGAAAGTTGCTGCTGCAATGGAAACATCTATCTGGACAGGAGTTAACGCAACTGCAGGTCAATTCGCAGGTTTAATGACACAGTTAACAACAGACGCTGCTTTACCATCTGCACAAGAAGTTGCAGGTACTACAGTTACTGCTGCTAACGTTGTTGCTGAGTTAGGTAAAATCGTTGATGCTTGTCCTGCTGCTATCTACGGAAAAGAAGACTTGAACATTTATGTATCTAACAATATCTACCGTGCTTATGTACGTGCTTTGGGTGGTTTTGCTGCTGCAGGAGTAGGTGCTAACGGTTACGACAACAAAGGAACAAACCAAGTTTTAACTGACTTGTACTTTGATGGAGTTCGTATCTTCTTGGCTAACGGATTAGCTTCTAACACAGCGTTACTTGCTCAAAAATCTAACTTGTACTTTGCAACAGGATTGTTGAACGATATGAACCAAGTGAAAGTTTTAGATATGGGAGATTTGGACGGATCACAAAACGTTCGTGTAATTATGCGTTTCACTGCAGATGCTAAATACGGATTTGCTTCTGACGTAGTTACTTACGGAATCACAAACTCTGCTAACTAATATTAACAGACACTAATTGAAAGGGGAGGTAAAGTGCCTTCCCTTTTTTATTTACTCTAAAAAAACAAAATATGTGCGAAATAACAACAGGTAGACTAGAAGTCTGCAAAGATGTAGTTGGTGGGATTGACGCTATCTACTTCATTAATTACGGAGATTACTCTTTTCCTGCAGACGTAGTTTATACTACAGGAACAGATACAATCGATACTATTGCTAACGTAACATCATTGTACAAATACCAACTTAAAGGAACGAATACATTTGACCAAGTTATCACAACTTCACGTGAAAACGGAACTTCATTTGTTGAGCAAACTTTATCAGTAGTTTTGAAAAAACAAGATGCTGCAACTCACAAAACAGTTAAATTACTATCTTACGGACGTCCTAACGTAATCATCAAAACACGTAACAATCAATTCTTCCTTGCAGGTTTAGAACACGGAATGGAGTTGACTACTGCTAACGTGTCTAACGGAACTGCGATGGGTGACCTAGTTGGATATACTTTGACTTTTGTAGGCACAGAGAAATTGCTTGCCAATCTATTAGATGCAAATACTGAAACAGGTGCTACAGGACTTGTTGGAAATGCAACGGCAGTATTCGGAGCGACTACAACAATCGTTACTTCATAGTTCTTTTCATAGCTTAATTGAAGGGGTGGCTTAGGTTACCCCTTTTTTATTTACAACAATAATGAAAATTCATCGTTGTAATAATATGATAGTATTAACGCCTTCTACATCAGCTCAGACTTTTTCGTTTATTCCCAGATTTGAGAATTACACAACGATGGCAATAACTGACGAAGAAACAAATGTAACCACAACAGTTGCAATAACAAGTTCAACTCAGGGTGGCTATGTAAACACGATCACTGCAACTTTTGCATTAAAGAACGACCACACTTACACATTACTATTATCAAACGGAACAACCATTTGTCACAAGGATAAGATCTTCTGCACAAATCAATCAATCGCAACATTCTCCGTAAACAACGGACAATATATTTCTAATACTACCACAAACACTTACATAGTTTATGAGTAAGAACTTACATATATTAAGCCTAAGTGCTTACACAACGCCACAGATTCAGGAATCCAAAAGAGATAACTGGGTTGAATATGGAGAAGACAATAATCACTATTCTTTCCTGATTGACAGATACACGAACTCAACTACAAATTCGGCTATTATAAACAACATAGCGAGACTTGTTTACGGAAAAGGACTATCTGCATTAGACGCTAACAAAAAGCCTGCTGAATATGCTCAAATGATGGCTTTGTTTAGTAAAGAAGATGTGCGTAAAATTATCATTGATCGTAAAATGCTAGGGCAATATGCTTGGCAAGTTCATTATAACGATAAACATGACAAGATATTAAAAGCGTTTCATATTCCAGTAAACTTATTACGTGCTGAAAAATGTAATAAAGACGGAGAAATAGAAGCGTACTACTATTCAGATGATTGGACAGATGTAAAGAAATATCCACCTAAGCGTATTCCTGCTTTCGGATTCTCAAATGAGAAAATAGAAATCGTTTACTTCAAGCCTTATTCAGTTGGAATGAAGTACTATAGTTACGTTGACTATCAAGGATCTTTACCTTATGCACTTTTAGAGGAGGAGATTGCAGACTACTTGATCAACGAAGTTCAAAACGGATTCTCAGGTACTAAGGTTGTAAACTTCAATAACGGAGTTCCTACTGAAGAGCAACAGGCTACAATCACAAATAAAGTGATGAACAAGTTAACAGGATCACGAGGTCAAAAAGTGATCGTAGCGTTTAACGATAACCAAGAATCAAAAACTACGGTTGACGATATTCCATTAAATGATGCTCCTGAGCATTACACGTATCTTTCAGAGGAATGTTTACGCAAGATCATGTTAGGTCACAACGTAACTTCTCCTTTATTATTTGGCGTTGCTTCATCAAATGGATTCAGTGCAAATGCAGATGAGCTTAAAAACTCTGCAATCCTGTTTGACAATATGGTGATCAGACCATTCCAGGAAGAAATAATTGAATCGATTGATCAGATCCTGGCATTCAATGGAATCAGTTTAAAAC